CATCGCGCTTGTGTCTGTGAACGGCAAGGAAAGGTCTGTTATCGCCTCAATGTTTTTATCCTCAACCCTAAACAGGCCGGGGTGAATCTTGGGGTATCCGTCATCTTGCCATTCCGTTTCAGCGCCCCTGTAGACGCCCTGAACGCCGTTGAACGTGTCGCGGCGTGAATGCCGCGTTGCAACATTTATTTCTGTGCGCAGATCATCATCGGTCAGCGTTAAAGTCGGCTCGACATAAGCCGCCGCAAGCGCCGCCCATTGGCCCGCATAATTCCAGAACGTGCCGCCCATGCTGGAAGATATGGCGCGGATTATGTCCTCTGGTGCCGCGTCAACGGTAAAAGCGCCATTACATGTGTAGCGGTCGCTGCCGCTGACGGTTTCCTCGCAAATATCAGCCGCCGCGCCGAAAAGCGTATCGTTGACATTGGCCGCTGTTTCATCCAGCCCGAAGGATGCAAGCACATAATCCCGCAAGCACATTGCGGGACTGTCCGACCAAGCGGTCGTTGATGTGCGGCTGTCCTCAATCTTGCGGCCCCGAATTTTAACCGTGACGACCGGAACACCGTTCGGGAAGTTTGACGCCCCCTTAAAGCGTGCATATAGAGCGGCGATGCCCTGCGCCCTATGGTCAACCGTCCATTCTGTGACCTCTGCGACAAGGTCAGGGTCGGCAGTCTGTGTGCTGGTGCCGAGCCATTGCTTGATGCGGATCAGGCCGACCCATTTAGCCGGTGCCGTAACATTTCCATCAACGTCTAGCGTAACCTCCTCGCCGTTGACGTAAATCGCCTGGAAGCTGTCAACCTCATGGCCAGCAAATGCGACAACGCGGTGCAGCAGATCGCCTGCCGTGGATGCTGTCGTCAGCGATTGGTAAAAGCAAACCCCGCCGATGACGGTTTCGCCGTAGATGATTTGATGCGGCAAGGCCGCGCCGATTGTGTTGACCCTGTAGCCGCTGGAAACGGTGCCAGTCGGCTTTGTTGTCATCGCGTTCAGCGCTGCGCCAAGGCCAGCGCGAATTGCGAAATCAACGCCGAGGCCGGAAAACGCGCCGAGCGACAAAAGCGAACCCGTCGCCGCCGCTTGGGCCGTGCCTAATGCCGCAACGGCAAGGCTGAATGGATCAGCCTTTGCGGGCGAGCTTATCGCCAAAACCGAGGCTGTTGCCAGTAAAAGCCGCTTCATTCTGCCACCCAAAACAAATCACCCGCCCGCAATGGCATGTTGACCAAGCCGCCCTCGTGCAGCGCCGCAAAGCCGCCCCTGAACACCACGCCGAAAGCCCAGCCCAGAACATCACCGGCAACCGACCGCGCGGCAATCATCCCGTCTGCGGGGTGCAACGTGGCGGGCCGGTCATAAAGCCCATCCATCGCGCTGATGATGCTGGTGTTGCCGGTCCTTATCAGGAGCCGCTTGTAGTGCCTCAGAGCGCCTTCAGGCGTTGTGTATGTGCCGACCCATTCGCGGGGCAAAGGTGCCAGTCCTTGCGCCTCCAGCGCCCCGGAAACGAATGTCAGGCAATCATTCCGGCCCCATGCGAACCTGGTTTCACGATTGTTGAACATATAGGTCGCAAGGGTCATCCATTCCACTCCAGGCTCTCGGTCTGAAGGCGGTTCATGAATTCAAACGCGCGGTCATTCGGAAACCGGCTTTTCTGGTCAGAATCGCTGTAGCGCAGAATGCGCGGGCGGCGCAGATCGATCATCCGGCTTTCAATGTTCAGCGATATGGTCGCGGTTTCCGGCCCTTGCGAAATGTTCATTTGATCCATTTCGCCGCTGAACACGCTGACAACAGCGGTGTCATACGGCGGAACGGATGCCTCGATATACGTGCCGTCGCCAATCGTGATCGGGAAGCCCGTCCCGGCCGCAATGGCCTTTGATTCCGTGAACCCCATAACGCCGAATTTGACCCGCGCCTTGCGCCCGTGGTACGGCTCAGACTTGGCAAGCGTGATCAGGCTTGTAGGGATGCCTGAAAGCGTTAGCGTAGCACCATATGCAGCGATGTCGGAACTTTCGCGCATGTCCGAAATTTGCAGCAGGTTGCCCGCGCCGGTATATGTCAGGCTGTCAACAGTCAGGCTTCCAAGGCCGGACCAAAAGTAAAGGTCGTTCGGGCTATCAAACAGCAAGTCAACGGCCCAGAAAGGCCGCAACTGCCGTTTCTCAATCGCCGCGCTGATTGTTGTTCCTAGATCACGGCTCATCCTACGACACTCACCGCCGTAAATGACAGGCCATAAATCTCAGCCGTTTCAATATCCCAAACACGATCAGGCGATGCCATGCGCCATGCGCCAACAGGTGACGAAACGGTCACTGTCGCGTTATCCAAAGGCGTGACAAGATCAGGCCAGATTGTCATTGTGACGTTGCCCGAACCGTCAGAATTGGCATCCGCTGTGGCCATGTATAGCCGCGCGTTTTCATCAACGCCGAGTTGGAAGAAGTCAGCGGCCTTGATCCAGCCGGTTTGTGATGTTGTCGCGCCGTCGATAATCAACGACGATCCGGTTTGGCTGGAGCCATTTACAAGCGGGGTGCCGCCAACCGAGCCGCGTGCAGTCGCCTTGCCGGGAATGCCCATTGAGAACGTATTATACCGCCCGCGCAGCAGAGAACCGAATGCAAGCCATTCTGCGGCCTCGCTGGCGGTCATGGGCGGCAAGGTTACATCCATTTCCCACCACTGGCCGTCATACGACAAGACCTGTGTCGATCCCGTAAACGGGCTTTGCGAAGCCGCATCTTTGGTGACCTGGCGAATGGTTGCGCGAGCCGCGCCGATGTTTGAAGGCGGGGTAATATGGGTCATCGAACCGTCCTCGCCATTGCCCCGCCGCGCTGGAAGTTATCCACAACAGCCCGCTTTGTTGCCTCGACCATGCGCGGCAATGCACCCGCCAGATCGGCTTGCGTAACGCCGCCTTGGAAATTGTAGGTCATATTGACAACCGGCGCGGATGTTGTTCCGGTCGAAACGCGGCCAGAATTGGAAGGAACAAACAACTCAGGCCCGCGCTCCCCCACAAGATAAGGCTCGCCCCGGCTAACCGCCCCGCCGTCAGCCCTTGCACCGGTCAGCGCACGGCCAAGAAAGCCGACAATCCCCGACCCCGTGCCTTTCGCGCCATCAAAAGAGCCGACAAGCCGCTGAACAACCAGAACGTCGTACAGTTCCTTGATTATGACCTTTGCCATGTCTCGGAATGCGTCACCGGCGGATTTTGTACCATCAACCATAGACGAAAACGCATCCGCAAACGCATTGCCCGCCGTGTCGAATGCCCCTTGCAGATCGCCCGCACCGGCTAATGCCTCATCCATCCGCTGCCGCGCCATTGCCAGCGTTTCGTTATATTGTGTCTGTGTGATTTGGCCAGCCGCCAGCGCCCGATTAAGGAGCGTTTGCGCATCCTCGTAATCAGCGGTTGCTTTGTAAACATCGTCAAGCGAACTTCGCAGTCGTGAATATTCATCAGCGAGGCGTTCGGCCGCAGACTTTCCCCCGCCACCAACAGGCTTCGGCGCTGTGAAGTCAGGGCCAAGCGTTCCATCAGCGCCGCCTTTCATAAAGGCTGCTTCCCATCCGGCCCTTTCTTCAGCACCAGCGCGAACAAGCGCCGTCATTTCCTTTTGTGCCGCGTCCAATTCTGCCCGCTTGGCATCTTGCGCCCGCTTGAACTCATCAACCGCCCACCACTCCCAAGCGGCCTCGTATCCAGCCTTTTCGTCTGCTGCGTCCTTGGCCTTCTGGAGGTTTTCCGCAATCGTTGTTTGTAGTTGCGCCGAAACGTAGCCTTGCAGCTCAACCTCTGCCGAACTGATCGCCCGCAATTCATCGCGCTGCGCCTTCAGCTTGCCGATTGTTTCGGTTATGCTACCAATACGTTCATTGAGGGCCGCTGTTTGCTCCTTGATCGCGCTGGTTGCCATTTCCTCAAGCTGCACGCTTGTGAATATTGAACCGGCTGCACCGAACCCTTGCGCCGCCGACAACATGATTTTTTCGCGCCGCTGCGTCAGCGTCAATAATTCGGCGTTCAGGCTTTCGATTTGCTTGGTAAGCCCCAACTCGCCGGTTGATCCAGCCCCATAAACCAGCAAGTCACGTTTGGCCGACAAATCAGCCAACTCGTCGTTCACATCCTTCAAATGGTCACTAAGGCTGTCAGCCTCTTCGCCGATATTAAACAGCACCGGCACCAGCGCACCACCGATAGCTGCTGCCGCGCCCAGAACGGCACCCATAATGCCGAAACCGCCGAGCAACTGCGGCAACTGCTGCGTCATGGCGCGGACAGCGCTTGTGCCGCTGGCCACCTGAACCGCAAAGTCGCCGATTTGATAGGAAGCGTTCTGGACCTGAAAGCCAAGGCGGCTTGAAGTCTTGCCCGCAGCGGCCATTGCGGAACCAGCCGCGACAGCACCACCACCGGCGGAACGCAACCCGCTGCCGAGTTTGCCCGTCGCGGCCTCTGTCTTGTAAGCCTGCCGCTCAACTTGCTCCAAGGCGTTTTCAGCCTGGGCAGCGCCCGTAACAGCCTCTTTCGGGTCAACCTTGACCCTTAGCGTTGCTACCATAAAACTGCCTTTCGACACGATCCAGCGCCATGACAAATCGCGCAAGTCTGATTTTCTGCACTGGATCGGCTAACCCGATCAGGTCGCAGTAAGCTGTGATTTCAGTGATTGGTATCGGGCCGGTTGAAAACCCAACTTGCCGCGAACCGCGCAGAGCTTGGAACGCCGACCAAGCCCAAATATTTTCCGGCAGCACTCTTTCGCTTAGAACATCCGCGCCTTTGGCCATTAGAAACCGCTCGTCGGCAGCGGTATATCTAAGGCTCCACAAAAGCGCGGCAGTTAGTTTTTTTCCGTTTCCTCGTCAGCCTTGCGAACGTAGTTTGCAACGTCATCAACATATCGCGCAAAGGCTGTAAACGCCGCCGCGATTTCCGGCACCCTGACACCGGCCAGGCCGAGAAAATTGTCCTTATTCGCTTCGATTGCCTCACCGCTGGCGTCGTCGATGATGTTTGTTTTCCATTCGGTAACGCAGAAATCATATATAGCCGCAAACCGATCTTCGCCATCTGTGCGCGTGGTCTTGTCCATCGCTGCAACGTAGTCAAGTTTGGCCTTATCGGCTAATTCCATCGCCGCAACGCGCCGCCGCAAGTCCAGTTTGTCGCGGGCGTTCATCAAGTCGGGGTTGAGGTAGCCGCCAACCTTGCTTGAAATCGTGATATACGGGATTGCGCCGTCAGCAAGATAGGCCATGTCGGGCGACAAATCGCGGTGGAAAACCGCCGTTGCCGTTTCCGGTTGTTTCAGTTTCATGTTGTTCCTTGTCGGTTGTGCGGCTGGCCAGAACCGACACCAGCCAGCCGCTAACGCGCGTTATTCTTTGCCGGTTTTTGCCCTGTCGTCCCTTGCCAGGTCTGGTTTGCTGGCAAGGTTCATTTCCTTGGCATCTTCGCTTGTGATTTTATCGCCCACGTTAAAACGCAAGCCCGCGCCATTAGTGAACGCCTTGATTACGATCCAGGCCATCAGGCAACAGCCCGCGTAATCTTAACCACGCAATTGTTTGTCGTTTGGTCGTATTGCGGATAAATCACGACATCCTGCATCGCGTTGGCCCCGCTGAAATCCAAGTCACCCGCAGCGAAAGCGCATTGCGGGAAATCAAGCGTATATTTCGAGCCGGACACAGATCCGAGAGGGATCGACACCGCGAATGCGGTGTGGTTCGCCCGCGCGGCGTTGTAGATTGCAAGGAAGTTGCTTTCGACAAACACCCGCGCGTTGATGACCGGAACCAGCGCACCGCGCGTAATGCCGCACAAGTCATTGCTTGCGATTTTCGGCTGATCCTCGCGGCCATCAAAGGTAAACTGCACTTCAACCCGCGAAAAACAATCAAGTGTGTAGCCAGCCGCTGTTATCGTGCCAACATCGACGCCAGCCGTCAGCGGGATAACATCAGACGGGTCTGAATATGTCGCCCCTGTGATTGCCGTGGTTGTGCCGGTATCTGACCCCATGCCGCGCAGGTCAAGCGAAATGCCGATTTCCTCGCCAGCCGCTGCCGTAATGGTTCCGCCGACCGCCTGAACGCCGCGATACCGCAGCATTGTTGCTGTGCCGCCCGCGCCTGCCGGAATGGTGTTTTCGATTGTGACAGTCTTGACAGTCTTGGCGTCTTTCAGAACGTTGGTTGACCAAGCGCCTTGCAGCAGGGTTTCAAACAGCGCATCGTAATTTCCGTAGATCATCGGCCCCGCAAGCGTTCCGCTGACCGCAATTCCGCCGACCGCTTGGCTTGCCCGCGCGCCCTGCACAACGAGGGACTTGCTTTCGACAATTTTAGGCGTTGCCTTCAACAGCGCCGGGGCATCAAGCGTGATGAATGCCGGGGTTGATGGTGTTGTTCCTGCCGTGGTTTCTGCGATGTAAGCGGAACGCAGTTCGCTTGAAGAAGAACCGGCCATTTAAGCCTCCTTATCTGAACTCATACCGCGCAAACGGCATATTTAGGGTTGTGGTTGTCAGGCTGATTTCGTCCGAGTGACCCGCGATATAGGGGTGCTGGTCGCGCGGCGAGAACCTGACAAACTCATCCGCTGGATCAGTGATTGCAACGCCTGCCGATGTGATCCGGGCATTGCGAAATATGCCTTCAAGGGTTTCAGCGTAACCGCGCCACGCCGCCGAGCCTTTGCCCGCTTCCGTGAATATGAGAATTTGGGCCAGCCCGACATATTCAATCCGGTTAGATGCCCGCCCGATTGACCCCTGAACCGTTTGGCCGTTCTGGATAAACAGCGCGATTGTATTTGCCGCTGGCGTGAATGACTGCCGGTCAAAGCCGATTGCCGTTGCACCCGCCCATTGGGTGTTCAGGTAGGTTTCAATCGCCGCACGTTCTGTTTGATAGGTCATTAGCCATGATCCAGTTGCGCGGTTATTTCTGCCACCGTCAAAGCCGCCATGCCGTTAGGGGCCTGCTTTGAATGTCCGTTTTCCAGCCGGTTTGCATAAGGCAGGTTGTTCTGAACATAGATCGGCGGCAAAGTGTCTGGGTATCCATTCAAGACCGCTGCGCCTTGCTCAATTGTGACGCCACCAGCCTTATCGGTCTTTTCTGTTGTTTCGTCTGATGGACTGCCCGACGACACAATCCAGTTGCCCTTAAACCGGCCAGTATCGACAGGCGATTTCAGAACAACCCCCCGCAACACAAGCAACCCAATCCCCGCGACGGCTTCGGTTATATCGTCCACCGCCAATTGCCATTCCTTTGAGAGTTGCAGCGAAAACTCATTCGCCTCACTCATTGCAGCACCGCGTAGAATAGCTTGCCAGCGCCGACAATATCTTGCACCGCCCCGACTTTGTAATTGGTGCCGCCAATTGTTACCTTGTCGCCCTCAAGCACGGACGCAAAACCCTCCAACAGCCAAAGCTGATCTTTTGGGCCGATGATGTGGCTGGGGAAAATGTCCTTGACCGGCTTTACCGTATCAAGCACCCCACGCCCAGACGCTGCCGAGGTTGTTTCGGCATAAGCGCCCGTTGTGTAGTTGTATGCCCCTTGCGTTACTCGCGTGACCGTCACGGTCTGCACAGCATCCGTGATTGCCAAGGCAACCGCGTCAAATGCCGCGTCGGCAATGGCCGCAACAGTCGTCATCCGCGCACCGTCCGAACCTGCCCAGCGCCCGCTTTAAGATAGGGCTTCAGCATGGCCATAACCCCAACATAACGCGGCGTCTCGCGGAAATTGGCATATTCCGTCTTGGTCGATACCGGCCCTGCGCTAACCTCTGTGGCTTTGACTGCGCCGCCCGTCACGGTTGCCCACGGGTCAGCCCCCTCGTGCAACAGATAGGCCAGTTCGCATTGCGCATCCTTGATAAGCTGCGGAACCGTGTCCGAGTTAATCGCCCAGCCGTCAATATATTTCGACGTAAGGCGCGGCCATGTCAACGCCTGGGTTTCGTATTGCCTGATACCGACCCAGTTTAGGCTGTCCAGCCATTGCGCGGCGCGGCGAAGGTTCATTTCATGGCTTTCATCATGCCCATGACCGTCCATGCTCGTTTGCGTGATGTTTAGCCCGATATAGGTTGTCCACTCAGCTAGCGTGACATAACTGTCAGACGCCGCTCCGCCAACTGTGGTCGTCAGGGTCATTTCTTGCGGCCTTTAGGCTTGGCGGTATCATCGCCTTGCAGTTTGTGAACCTTCGGGTCGAAATCGCTTTCGTTGATTTCAACTGGGCCGTTGGCGGTCGCAATAACAACCGTTTTGCATGTGTCAGCCATCATTACCTCCAAAAGCTGCTTGAAGTGAGGCACCCCGCAAAGGATGCCCCATTGTCAAAGAGCCTTAGCCCAGAAGCAGGGCGACGTGTTCCGGCTTCCAGCACTTGACGCCATACAGGGCATCAACCGCAATCATAGCCTTCTTGCGGCCTTTGTAGACCGAGATGCCGAACGCCAGCCCCGAATGCGGATCTTGCACGGTCATCATGTCAACAGCCGCGTCACCGCCGAACGGATCAGCAGGCGCCCGCATGGCCAACTCAACAGCCGACCGGGCAAACGCCAGGTTGTCGCTGTGGGTTGCGACCATCGTGATTGCCTTGGTCGCTGCCGACATGGCAACGCGCAGGCCCGGCTCTTGCAGGGTGATGGTGCCGCCGCCCGATACGTCTGCATCGCCAGAAACAACAACATACTGGTTCGCATCGCCCGCAAAGGTGATAACGTCACCGGCTAGAATTGTGCCAGTGCCAGCAGAAGCCAGCGTGATCACGGTATCGCCGACCGCGTAACCAGCGTTGTCGGTTGTGGCCGACGATGCAGTCCCGGCAGTGTGCGAGCCAAGCTGGCCACTTTCACGAATCGGCATCCCCGCCAGGTCAAGCAAAACGCCCTGACGCAACATGCTGTCAGTGCCAGCGGCATTGACCGCCGACTGCTTGCCGAGGAAGTTTGCGCCTGAGGTCGTGTTGATCACCAGTTGGTTGTCAAATGACCCAGCGCCGTTGTCCTTCAGGATTTTCAGCACATTGGTTGCAGCGGTGTAGTCGTTGGCAGTGCCGAACGGGGTTGTCCCAGCCGTACCGTAAGCGCGAGATGCGCCAGCACGGGCAGCGGCCACAAGGTCCGACTCAATCGCGTTGACATGCGCCCGCATGGCGTGAAAGATCATGTCGCCGTAGATGGTTTCATACCCAGCGCCGTTATTCACGCTTCGGATACCTTCACCGGTCCACGGGATTTCGACAGTTTCCATTGTCGACAGCGTCATGGTCTTGTTGGCAACTGTTTGCCCAGTCCCCTCGGGGATGGTCATTGCCGGGGTCAGGGTTGTCGGCGAAACCGACGGGGTGAACGCGGCGCGGATGGTGTCGCCTTTAGCGGCAGCTTCCGAGCCTGTGTTGCGTGTAACAGCGGGGATCATCCCCACCAGTTCACGACCAACGCGGTCTGCGGCGACGTAAATGTCCGCAGCCAGGTTTGTGAGAGTATTCTCAGCCATAAGCTTAGTTCCTTATATCGGCGGGGCGTGACTAGCCGTCAACAACCTTTCCGCCTTCTTTTGCGAAAGTGGCGCGTTCCGAATGTGACATGCTGTCAAATTGGCTTCGCGTCACGGTTTTTGTCTTGGGGTTTCCGTTGCCGGACGCTGGGGGCTTTCCGCCGCCCCCTTTGCCTGTATCTGTCAACAGTTCAGGCATAGCCGCAGCCAGTTCTTTTGCAAGGTCGCCAAAAGTGGCAAATCCATCGGCACCCGAACCGGCTAGTGGGGTGCCTTTTTCTGACATGATGCGGATTTTCCCGTCATCATCAAGTTGAACGCGATTGAGGTTGCTTGTAGCAAGCATCTTTGCAACCTTGTCCGAAAAGCCAGCGGCCATAAGCGCCGCTTGTGATTGAGCCGCCGCGCCGTCCATTTGAATAGCTTTCAAACGGCCCAGCAACTCGGTTTCCTTGGCAGTTGAAGCCGCCTTGATTTGCGCGATAACTGCCTCTTGGTCGGCGTCCTTCTTGCCTCCTTTGCCAGCGATAAGAGCGTCCAAGGCATCATCCAGACCGTCGGCCGTTTCAAGCCCAAGCTTGCCCGTCACGCGCTCCAGCGTCTTGCGCCGCCGCGCCGCCTCTGTGGCTGCGTCAACTGCCTTTTGGTTGACCTCGGCGAACTTGCTTTGCGGAACCGCGCCATCAACGTCCAGCACAAAACCGCCGTCTGTTTCCTTGTAAAGCGACTTCAGCGCCTCATCTACGCCGTCCAGTTTATCCACTTGAAATTGTATAGCCATTAGTCGGTTGCCTTTGCTTTTGCCCAGAACGCGGCTTCGGTTTCGCGCAACTGGTTCAGTGTTAATTCTTTACCGGACTGGTCGACAAAACGATCCATCTTCAACCCGGCCCGAAACAAGTCCGCCCGCGTCGGCCCCAGCACCTCGTCTTGAAATGCATTGCCCTGCGTGCGCAACCATGCGTCGTAATTCAGTTCGCCCGATACCTGCCCGTTCATGCTTGCGCGGGTTGATTTCGGGATATTCTTTAGTCCTAGCTGTTTGGCCGATTTCAGCACGGGGATTGTGCTGGACCGACAGTTTACGTGTACAGGCGGGCGCGGGCCGCTATCGGCGGGAAACATCTTACCATCTAGCGCCATGCACTGAAATGTCGTTCGCCCGTCTAGCGTGCTGACCCACTCAACACCCTTGATCAGTACCTTGTTTGCCCGGTAAACTTCATTCCGCGCCACATTGGCCGTGTGGGCAAGCGCCGTTCTTGTCGCCGCCTCTGCGCCGCGCCGCGATTGCTCAATGATGCCAGCCTGTTTTTTTGTGCCGATAATCTCGCGCACGATCTGCTGTGTTGTCCGGCCCTCTACAAAGCCGTTCCTGATTGCCGCCCGCAAGCGGCGAAACTGCCCGTCAGGAAGTCCCTGATACCATTCCCGCAGTAATAGCCCCTGAAACGGTCTGGCAACTGCCGCCGCGTAAATCTGCTCCGCTGCTGGCGCGATGAAATCCAGCCGCACAGGAACCGTATTGCGGAACATGCCGACTTGCCATTGCCCTTCGTATTCACCCAGCCCTTTGATTTCACTATCCAGCAGGGCAATGATAGGCTCGTATCCGTCCGCAATGCTTTTCCGCAATCGGCCTAGAAGCCTGTCCAGATCGCGCCGCGACATTGCGTCAAGGTCAACCCGCAAAAGATCGGCCTGAATTGCGCCCTCAACATCACGCAACAGGGCCAGAATGTCCCTGACAGTCTTTGCCTTGTGCCGCTCCAAATAAATCGAGTGGCGCAAGGTTGCATCAAGAATGTCGTCCGCAATGCTCATTGTATGGGCTGATCCATAGCGCCAGACGCGACTAGTTCCTCCTCATCATCTGGGTTGACGTTTTCACTCAGAACGCCGCGCCGCTTGGCCTCGTTAATGTAAGTCCGCGCGGAAATAACGCCGGAAAGGTGCATCTTTGAAAGCGCGTCCATATCGAGATGCGAAAGCGCGTCTGCCGCAAAATCCTTGTTCACCACGATGTTGACAGCCTCGCCAAGTCCGGCAAGATCAACCATCCATGAAAACGCCAGTTCAAGCGCGTCTTGCAGAATATCAGCCCACATGCCTAGGCGGCTGTTTTGCTTGCCCTCGTCAATCGCATCGCCCGTTGCCGTGTTGTTGCCGGTCTTGGATACCAACAACTGCAACCCCATCGCCTGCATTTGAAATTCCAGGTCTTTCAGTTCATCCCGCGCCGCCGCAATGCCTTGTCCGGCAATCTCGACATATTTCATGTCTGCGGCTTCGCTGTTGGCAAGGAATCCATAACCAGCGGATTTTACCAAGTCGCCGTCCGCATCAACGTCCAATTGTTTCATAAACAACAGCGGGGCAAGCGCCTTATGCAGGCAGTTGGCCTTGTCAGACTGCACCCGCCAGTGCGCTAGATTGATTTCCGCCAGCCGCAAATGGACAGGCTCGGCCATGAAAAACCCGGTGCGGCCCAAATCAACCGGCGCGACCATGATTTCCTGCATGTCGGTGCCGTATTCCTCGAACAGCGTCCAGTTTTCCTTGTTGCCGACCTTCGTCTTGCGGAATATGCGGACATTGACGGTCCCTGTTACCGCCCCGTTTTCGTGCGGCAGGTCCAGAACCCGCACCTGTTCAACCGACACCTCGGCAAACTCGTCTTTCGGGTCAGGTTCAGAAACCGTTTCGGCAATGCGGAATTGCGTCAGCCTCGGCGCGTTGCCGATGTTGGCCCACTTCCAGCCCAGAACGTCATCAACAGTCAACAGCACCAAATAAGGCCGAATATTCAGAGCCGCCACTTGCGCCCGCGTCAGGCCCGCAGGTCGTGGCGGTGCGTCGGCCATGATGTAAGACGTTCCAGCCCGCTGCGCTTCGTGAAAAACATCCTTGGCAAACCGCGCAAGGTCGCGGCCCTCCATGTCCACGTTCTCAGTCCAAGCCGTCACGTCCTCAGACAGATCGCCGTCAGTCGCGCTTTCAGCCGTCACCGGCTTGGCAAAGACCTTGCTATTCATGTCCTCAATCGTCTTGCCCACTCCGTCAAACAGCCACGTGCTGGCTAGTCTGGCGTTGTAGTCCTCGTCATCCTCGGCGGCAAACTTTGGCAGGTAAGCCCGACCGCGCGTCCGCATATGCGCCCCGCCGCGCGTCAAATCGCGGATCGGCAAGGAAGCGGCGCGGATCGCCTCAATCTCGCCTGATGGTTTAGCTACCGAATCGCTCATAGTTTCACATTCACCTTTCGGGATGAATTGGCCTTGATGATCGGCGCGATTGCGTATCTGACCCAATCCGGGCCGTGATTGTTGGCGTCGATCAGGTCCGGCAGAATATCGCCGGTCAGCCGGTCCACCTTATGCGAATAGAGCCTGAAATCCCGCGCTGTACCGGGGCAGTCAGGATGAATGACCACGCATTCGTAGCCACGAATGAACCGAACGCCTTCCTCAACAGAGTTGGGCCATTTCTTGACCGGCTCCATGCGCGGGAAGCCGGTCCGCTGCAAATAACTGATCGTCTTAGGCTCTGCGCTGTCCGCCCTGCTGGCGTATCGCTCAAAGTCTGGCATATGCCGCTTGATGAAATTAACCGTCTGATCAATCTCAATACCGGATTTGTAAGCCTCGCGCCTGATCCATATTTTGTCATCGCCGATGTATAGCTGACCAGCGGCCAGCGGATCAGGCCGGAAACCGAAGTCAACGCCCTGATATGGCCCGGACCATCCGGCCCGCAAGTTGCCGCTTTCGTCAAGCGGCTCAAATTCCTCAACCCGAAACTTGCCCTTGAATACCTGGGCATCTGTTAGCGTTAGAAACGCGCCTTCCCATACATGCTCATAGGTGTCGGCCCGCAACCGCATGTCGTCAAGGCGCTCTTGGTTCAGAACGCTCGGAAACCACGGGTTGTCGCGGTAATTCAGGTCCGTGACAACGCAATCTGTCGGGCTTTGCGCTATGAACCGGCTGTGTGTGGCGCTGTCCTCGCTTTCAGGATTGTAGCTGATCCAATTCTCCGACCCTTCCTCGCGGATCGTTGGTATTAGCTTGCGCCAAGCAACTTCGGAAACGCTTTCCGCCTCATCTGTCCAATTGCCTAAAATGCGGGCCTTGGATTTGATGCTATCAAGATTGTGCCGCAGTCCCGCAAACGCAAACGAAATGCGCCGGTTCTTCGTGCGAACGTACTTTTCGCCGATCTCGAAATAATCGTTCAGCCAATCGACGCCGCGAATTGCCGCTTTGATTTCCTCCAGGCTGCTTTCGTCAAGGCTGTTAAGGTGTTCACGCGAACAAAGCCAAATGCCGCTTTCCCCAGCCTGGGCCTTCTGAAACACCTTGACCGCAGACATAAGGGCCAAGCCCCTTGTTTTGCCTGAGCCGCGCCCGCCCTTGAATACGCGGTGTCGCGCGGGCTGGCTGAAGTTGGCAACCATTTTAGGCGGTAGCTCAATCCTTGCCGTTTGCATCCGGCACCGGAACCGCGACCAATTCCACGCGGCTGGGCGGCGTCATGCTGCCGTCGCTTGATGTGGCATCGATCTTTTGCACGGCAGTCCCATAGCCGCGATCCATTGCGTCCTTCAGGAGCCGCAGCGGGTCGCCCTTGATCATTTCAACGATCTTTTCTTTTTCGGGGTTCTCGTTCATCAAGCCCTCAAGGGCTTTGAGCATTCTATGCTGGACGCGGGCAGCCACCTCGGCGCTTTCCATTTCAATCTTTTTCTGTGCCGAAGTTTTGCCCGTCGGGTTGCCGTTTGGCTGGCCGAATTGCCTTTCGACCGGCGGGCTTTTGTAGCCGACTTTGCTCATGTTAACGGCTCCCCGATTAGGGATTTCTCATATTTCATGCCATTGCAACAAAAAAGGGCAGGATTTAACCCCTGCCCCCGCGCCTCTGGCGATTATGCCGTGAATACACGCCTCAACTCGTAATGTCAAGACAGGTCATCCTTTCGGCCAGTCACCCCCCTACAGCCTGAAAAAATCGGCGCAAATATCCAGCGCCAGCACCAAATGCCGAAACCGCTTGTAGGTCGGGCGGCAATCCCCGATAGGCTCCATCCCCACTGCGATCTGATGCAGCACCAGCGCTGTCTTGGCGTCCATCATCGTCATCAGGCCTTCCAGCTTGCGGCTGTTGGCTATATTGCGCATGGCCTGCGGTTCAGTCTCGTGAATGACACCACCGCGCGGTGACATATCCAGACTATCCTTGCTGCCGGACCCGCCCCAAACCGCGCGGTGCAGTTCCTCGTACCGCTCGCCCGCCTCAACTTGCCGGAGTGTCAGAGCCTTACGCGATAGCGCTTGCCGCAATGGCGTCGATGCGTCGTCGATTGCCACCTTGACGCCTTGACGGTCAGCCAGGCCCAGCCGGTAATTGCCACGCGCCATACGCTCAGGCGTTGGCCTGTGCTGCCCTGGAATGTCCTGCCATGCGTCTGGCTGTTTGTCTTTTGACCTTGCCATCAATTGAGCCTTTCCGGTTTTTGGTCGTCGGGGATCATGTCCATGACCTGCTGCGTTGCATCTGCCGCGATTGCGGGGCCGTGCAGGTTAAGAACCCGCTGTACCGCCAACGCGACAATGAAAAACGGGTCGCCACTATCGGCGAGGTCTTGCATTTCCTCGGGGGATAGTTCGTCACTCAAATGCCCACTCCTCTGCTGCCGCCGCGATTTCCCGTTGCAATGCCAATTCCGCCCTGTCGAATTTGCTTAACCGCGCGGGCTTGGCATCCAGTATGCGCTGCATGTTTTCGATGCGCCGCCGAAGCCGCGAGATTTGCAGGCTCTGGCGCGTGAACGTCGCGGCCTGCGTTTCGATTTGCTGTTGTAGCCGCGTGATTGTTTCGGCGTCTGTCATTGTTCGGCCTCCAGAATAGCGCGGCCTATCATTTCAGGGATTTTCGGATAAACCGTGTTGCCAAATGCTGCTAGCTGATTTTGCACCATGACGCGGGATAACCGCTCATCAAGTTTACAAATTGGGGGTTCACCACCCAAGGCAATTCCGGGTGCATTCCAGATACCCCGAATACCCACGCCTCTAAACGCAGGACATTCGGAACTTGCCCTTTCGATATTTCCCCAACTTCTTTTTTTGTTGGGGTGCAGGACATACTTTTCCTCGGCGTTGGCCACAATCCAAACGCGCTCTCTACGATGGGGAGCGCCCACGGCTCCCGCTGGTATGTTTTCCCATTCCGCATCATACCCGCACTCGGCCAAGTCTCCGAGTATTCGGCCAAACCATCCCCCTCGTTTTTCGCTTGGGCCAGAAAGCAGGTTTGCGACGTTCTCCACGATGACGTAGCGCGGTCGTAACTCGCCAATAAGTCTGACGATTTCAGACCACAATCCGCTGCGCGTTCCTTCGCCCATCCCGGCCCGTTTCCCTGCGGTTGATATGTCCTGACACGGGAACCCGCCGGTGATGACATCAACGGAAATTCCGTCTCGTTCAAGAATGTCTCCTGTGAGCTTGGTAACATCTTCATAGCACGGCACTCCTGGCCAATGTTTCGCCAAAACCTTTCGCGGGAATTCTTCAATCTCGCAAAAGGCCACTGTTTCAAATCCGCCTGTCCGCTCAAGCCCAAGGCTGAATCCGCCGATTCCGCTGAAAAGATCGAGGACGCGCAGCTTGGTCATTGTTCGGCCTCCAGCAGGGTCAATTCGTATCTGGTCTGCTTAACCTGCTCTGCCCAATCGGCGCGGCTTTCAAGTTCAGGGCGGTGCTGTCGCATCCATAGAATTGCCTCATGTGCATCAGCGTATTTCAACCAGCGCCAATCTGTTTCCGTTAGATCAAATGCACCAACCAAATTTACGCGGGCCATATCCTCAAAATCCCTGTGTCGCGCGGCAAAATCAGGGTTTGCCTTTTTGAACGGATACGGCAGGTCTCCAACAACCATCTCGCCTACATCGTGGCACAGTGCCGCCCTAATCAACGCTGCGCTTGGGTTTGGGTGTTGGGCGAGAATTATCATCGCAACGCCCCATTGATGCGCAGCGTTACTTTGGCCGGTGTGTGCCAGATCAGGATTGCAGTGCCAGCGGCGAACAAGGCCGGACCGCCATAATTCAAACAGGCTCATTTTTCAGCTTCCTCGCATTCGTAGGCGATTCCGAGATACGCCATCGCATCGACGTAGCTGTCAGATTTTAGCGGGCTGGTTTTCATGCGCGCCAACTTGGTGGCAACGTGCAGCATGGCCACGTTTCTAGCGCTGATCTGAATGCCCGTTATCGCATTGAATATTTCTGCAATGTGCCGGTGGTTTTCAACAGGACTGCCATAGTCCTTATTTCTGTCGCCTGCCGTTAGTCTCGCGGCTTCGGTCAGCAGACCCAGGCGGGAAGACATGGCCGCTTTGGAGAGAATTTCATCATCCGCCAATTCATCCGCGATTGTTTTTTGAGTAATGTCGATCATGTTCGCACCACGCACACGACAATTTCATCGCCCCGCATTGCCGCGTCCATGCCGACAAGCCCCTTGTCCCGCAACTCCTTCGCGGCCTCAATTGCCCGCATTTCATTTGCGCCAATCTGGCCGCTGAACCGCGCAATCACTTTTCGTTTGGTCTTATACTTTTCTAGCCAGTCAATAATCTCGGCGCGAAGGGCGCTGGGCTTCAGTCGGTCGCCTACGCCGCGCACCGCCCAGTTATTGACGGTCGATAGCGGAACGCCCAATTCATGCGCAGCGGCCTCCTGCACCATGCCGCGATTGCACATGGCCCGCCACTTTGACAGAATTTCGGCTCTTTGTGTTGGTGTGTATTTGTTCTGGTTTTTCATCTTGTGCCTCCTAGAATGGAATTGGTTCTTTGGTGTCGATGCGCGGCGAGACTTTCACCACCTCGGCATCAGGAAAGAATTTCTTGACGGCTGCGACGTGCGGATTGTCCGCGTATGCCCTCAGCGCGACCGCCGCTTCGCGCATCGTAAAAAACCGAAGGCCAGGCCTTTGATCTGCCAGCACTTGCCAGTGGGCATTGTCGGGTATGATTGCAAAGTGGAAATCATCAAGGTCGTATTCCCAGACTTCCGGTTTGCTTTTTTCGCAGCCCGCCGCCTCGGCTTCACGATCCATGAATTCCAGACCGCGAATGCATGAGCCGACTTGCTTGATGCACTCCTCATAATCCGCGCTGGAAATCGCGGCGTTCAGCTTGCCAATGGCATTGCCAAACTTCCCCGCCGTTTCCGGCGATACCAGTTCCGGCAACCGATCTATTCCCCACTTGCGGTCCATCTCGCGGCTCTTGCGGTCAAACGGCGCGACCGCGTGATCAATTCGAATTTCCGCCGCAACAGCATCCGGGTTGACCAGACGATCCCCCATGCGCTGGCGTTTTGGTCTCTGCGTTTTATTTGTCATTTCGAAAACTCCTTTTGTCCCGCTGTTTGTCCCGATACATCGCCAGCCCCCCCTCCCTAAAGGGAGGGGGGGTGCTGGGACGTTCTTGTATTTGTCCCAATTTAGGGGTCATTTTGTCCCACTTTTTGTCCCGCTTATTTTCTTTGCTTTTCAAAAGGTTAAGCAACTTTGTCCCACATTGTCCCAGGCGGGACAAAAGCGGGACAAAACGCGGGACAAAACGCGGGACAAAGGGGGTATTTTGTCCCGCAAAAAATCCAATGAAATCAATGGGGCGGGACAAACTTGTCCCAGGTGTTTTTGGGCTGTTTTGGGCGGGACAAAGGGTCATTCTGCGGCCTCCAGCGGCTGCTTTTCGCCGCCCGAAATCTCGTCAACTGCCCGCTCGCCGTTCTTGGTCAGTTCCCACTTGCGCCGGAATTTGCGGATCAGTTTGTCGTTGCACAGCCGGTCAATCGTGCGGGTGTATGTACCGCTTGAAATGGCCAGCGATGTTTGCCGCTCGCGGGCTGAAAGGTCAGGGCCGTCCGCGATGTTCAGGAGTAACTGATCCTCAATTTTGAGGGTTTCGCGGGCGATCTGAATGGCCCTGATTTCGAGCAATGGCTTGGCAAGGATGGTCGGCATCAAGCGGCCTTTGCGGTCCTTCAGCAGGTCGCATTCGCGCAATTCGAGTTCCATCTTGAGCGGCTCAAAGTCAGCGCCACGGTGCTTGACCTGCCAGTGCATGGCCAGCGCCCCGTCGCTATTCCAGAGCGTCAGATTGCCGTCCACCTCGTTGACAAGGCTGCTGCCGCCCTTTGGGGCGAGGTTGTCGCGTGAGGCATTCTTGACGGGATGGGCGGGCATGACAACCGCGGGCTTGCTGGGCAAGGCTGTCAGTTTTCTGACCACTCGCGCGAAATCCAGCGCCTGCGCGTTGCTGTTTTCATCCTCGCCGTCAAAGTATGCGGCGAACGTATCCACCACGACCATGACCAGATTGGGCAGTTTTGCCGCCTCTGTCTTAAGGCGTTCAATGTCCTGCCGGATTGAAAAGGTACCGGCGATAAAGTGCAGGCGGCAGTTCTTTGGGTCTATGCCGTAAAAGTCCATCGTGGCAATGACACGCGCCCGCACATCGTCGGGGTTTTCACCGGCCAGGAATAGAACGTCGCCATGCTCGACTTCGCGCTCGCAGAATGTGTTGCCGGTGCTGATTGCGGTTGCGGCGTAAAGCATGACGGCGGTTTTGCCGCTGCCAGTTGGCGCGGTGAATGTGTAGAGCCTGCCGCGCTGGATAACGCCCTCTATAAGGTACTCAGGCGCGACAAAATCAGCGGTGAAGGCGTCTGCCTTCTGTACCCGCCACGACGCCACGGCTTGGCCGTCTGTGGGGGATTCTGGGGCCGCTTGCGGGGATGCAGGGGAATGGTCAAAGTGCGGCTGGTAATCCGCTTCAGGCGTCCAGCCCTTGCGCCGCGCCCCGTCTATGGCTGTCTGCACCTCGCGGCGGGTTTCCTCAACCGTATAGCCCGCCAGCGTCAGCGGGTCTGTAAGCGCGTGGATTTCGCCGTCTGACAGGCCTTTGGACACATAACTTGCGACCAGCCTTATTACCGCGTGATGCCACTCCTGCCCTGCCATAGCCTGAATGGACAGCCGCTCGCGATCCAGCGGCTGCGGGCCGGTGTCAATGTCAAGCGCCTTTGTGGCCGGTGCGGATGCGCCAAAGACGCGGCGCATTTGGTCCAGTGTGACCGGCTCGCGGGCTTCAGGGTATTCCGTGCGGATGGTAACAAACTCTTTAGAATATCCGCGCTGCTGTTTCTTTTTATCAGGGTAAGACACCGTGCCGCCCACCCGCATGATGCGCGACGGATTGATAACGGTCTTGTCTGACCCGAAATGCCTTGCGATCTGCATTTGCATGTCGCGCCATGCCGCCAAGTCTGTGCAAGGCTCTTTAAGCGCCCAATATGTATGAACGCGGGCGGTTGGTGTGCGGCCTGTGACCACTGCCGAGGTGTATTGCGGGCCGCTGAATTTCTTGATGTTGCCAGCGCTGGCATCGTCATCGCAATCCGCCCAAAGAAAGAATGAGGCAATAATGTCCTGATCGGACGCGCTGCCGGATTTGGTGGCGCGGATCGGGTTTCTGACGGCGTAAATATTGTAGCCTAGGCCGTTCATGTTTTCGGCCCAGTCAACAGCCTCTTGCATCCATTCAGGATCGGGCGAGAATGTGGCTGTTTGCGGCTGCGCGCCTTCCTTGAAAGCGCGAATTTCGAACTTTGCAGGTTCGGAAAGTTCACCCCAGCGGGCCGTCATATGCTCCAGATCGCGCCGGATTTCCGCTGCGTCTGGCAAAAGGGGGGTTTCAGATTCCAATTTCACGCCTGCCCTGCCTGTGCTTTTGTTGGAACTGCCCCGCCGTTAAGCGGGGCAATGATGGTTTTGCTTAGAAGTCAGTGTCAGTCGGAACAGGTGCGGGCTGCGGTGCAGCTTGAGCCTGTTGTGCCTGTTGCGCTGGCGCGGACTCTGTGGCGATTGTTACTGCGTCGGCTTTCAGGCAGTCGGGACGATCCACCCACTTGACCACCTCAAGCACCGGCTCGACTGTGCTGCCGCGCTTGAACTGCACGAATTTCGTGCTTGTCATGCGCACCAGCGGCAGCTTGCCAGCGGGCTGTTGCTGCAAGGACGGCACCAGATTGGCAAAGGAATTCCAAACAGCCGCCCCCGCCTGTTGCCATGTTGCGGCTTGCCCGCCGCCGATTGCGCAGCGGATTTCGAAGCCTTTCTTGTAGTCATCGCCTGGGGCTGGCATCATGTGGGCGATGGTCTGGTTCCATTTCCAGTCCGGTGCCTGACCCACGACGCCTTCAGACTGCTGCCAGCCGGTTTTCATGTTGTCCAGATCAAGAACAACGCCGGTATTGAAGGCGTCCAGCACAGTCTTTTTGCCTTCATCGCGCAAATAGAAAGACTTTGCGGGGATTTCCCCGTCTTGTGTGCCGCGAGCCGACCATGAAATCCACGGGCCTTCTGCGCCACCGCCGCCACTGTCAAAATCAAATCCCATTGTGTAACCTTTCGTGTCGTTTTGCCGTTTTGAGGGCATTTGGAACGCGCGGAACCGCCGCGCCGGAATTGGCAGTTAGAACTGCCGCATTTCGAGCGCCTCGCCCGCGTTCAGGTACGCAAGGCAATCGCTATAGATTTGGTGCAATTCGGCGGAAACAAGCGGGTCAAACAAAGCGAGAGCATCAACTGCGAGGCTTTCGCGTTCCCAATATTCTTCCAACGCGCTGGCGGTTTCGTGGCCTTCAATGTTTTCTTTGATCTTGTTAAACATGCTGGTGGCCCGCTGATGGTTCACGACCTTCAGCGCCATCCCCTGTTCAACCTCGGCAGAAAGCGGCTTTATGCTTGTTTGTTTTGACCCGTCATCAAACGCGAACATTTTGAGCCTCCAGTCCGAATTGTGCGATCAAAAGCGCTTCCGCCCTGTCGGCGTGTTTCTTCAGCGCCAGATGCGCGGCCAGTGCAGGGAATAGCTGCAAGGCGCGTTGCCGTGCCGCTTCCTTGTCCGCCATTAGCTTGTGGTGCTTTTTCCATGCCTGAGGGGTCACAAGCGTCATTGGAACGCCCGACAAAGCGACGGCAGCGTGAATTGCGCCGACCGCCTGGGCGAATTTCCACACGCTTGACACGCCTTGTTTGGGCATTGGGCCGACGCGCTCAACAAAGGCATGAGTGATGCCGTCGCCGCTCAGAAGGTCTGCCAGCGCGTGAACGTCCGGCCCGAAGCCTTCAATGACGGGCAGGTCATGCACCTCGGCAAATGATCCATTCACCAACGCAACCGCGCCCTTGTTGAAGCCTGGGTCAATTCCAATAATCACGCCGAACACCCCGCAAATATTGCAAAGGCCTCATCCAGCGGGCCTGTAGTGGCCTGAATGTCGTCCTCGGTCATATATCCATCGCTCCCTGCTCTGGCTTCGTGAATGGTGGGATAAACAAATCTGGCTGGCGATAGGATTCCTCGACGCGGCGACAAGTTATGTCAAAATAATCCGGGTCCAGTTCGATCCCGATGCCCTTACGGCCCATCTTGGCGCAAGCGACAAGCGTTGTGCCGCTGCCCATGAAAGGATCGAGGATGGTTTCGCCATCCTTTGACCAACTCAGAATGTGGTCGTGCGCCATCGCATAAGGCATCGGCGCAGGGTGTCCCGTTGAAGGGTTATTGTTTGTTAACCGCCACCAATTAAAGCGAGAACCTAAGGGCTTGATTGTCTTGCCTTTCCCGCTTATTGCCTTCGTCGTTCCGTCCCGGTGGCGGTCTGTCCCGTGCATTACAGTGCCTCGCCACTTGTTCTGGCGGTCTTTGATAGGATTGAAGGTTTTTGGCGGACCTTTCGAAAAAATAAACATGTATTCATGGCCGGAAAAGTATCTAACGCTTTCTGGGAAATTCACATTGTCTTTTATGTAAATCATCGTGTCATGCAGGTTCAGCCCGCAATCAATTGCGTAAAGCGCCTGCCGGAACGAACTGCCAGTTTCGGACCCGCTCACAGTCGCGTCTGCTACGTTCCACATACAAACACCGCCTAAATCAAGACAATCAGATATCAAAGCAATGCAACGAAACAAGTCTACTCCTGCGAAGTCCGCGCCATAATCGCGCAAATCGTCGTATGGCGGTGATGTAACCACTGCGTCCACCTTGCCAAGCATCGGCATGACCTCCAAGCAATCCCCTTGGATCAACCGGCAGTCGCCGATGCGTTCTTCACGAATTATGCCGCCGTTTTTTGCAGTCATCTCTCAGCCCTCAACATTTCGTTTGCAACCGCCATCAGGCGAGCCTTCGGCGGCGGATGAATTTAAACATCATCTGCCCAATCGGCAAAAGACACAGCGCCGTCAGTGGCGTCCTGGATCGCCCGCATTGTTGCGAACGATGGTTTTCGCGTCCCCTTGCGCAGCTCGCACATAAAGGACTGGCTGATCCCGCATTTCTGGGCCAGCGCCTTGGCCTTTCGGCCTTCGAGGTATTCGTTAAGTTTTTTCATGGGGCGAATATGGGGCAAATAAATATTCACGTCAAGCGCATTTTTGACTTGCATGTAAATTCGCAGTATGTAAATGTTCAGCAACACAAACGGGAGTATGACATGACCACATTCACCAAATCAATCGACCTTGACCTTGATGAGGGCTACCTCGAAACCGAGGCGACGTTCTATGTTGATGTTGTGTCGTATCTTTCAGAGACGGGCGACCCCGACCAGGAAGTCGGCGCTGAGTTTTTCTCAGCCCCGCTGGGCGGCCTGACCATCACACGCGAAATGCTGATCGACATGATCGGCAAGGAGCTGGTGCTTCGGATTGAGGCGGCAGCGGTGGCGACCTTTACCGATTGCGGCCTGCATTTGGAGGCGGCGGAATGACTGTTGAAATCAAACACCGGTTTACCGGCAAAGTTATAAAAACTGTCGATGCCGACAATCTGAGCTATTCTAATCTGTACAATGCCGATCTGAGCGGGGCCAATCTGAGCGGGGCCAATCTGAGCGGGGCCGATCTGAGCTATTCTAATCTGTACAATG